ACTTCGAGGACCTGGTCCGCGACCCGGTTCTCGACGAGCGCTATGGAGGGAGCGCCCGTGCATAACGCGGACGCGCGGGTATTGCCGCCCAGGCAGCCCGCGGGCCCCATCCCCGGGGCGGCACCGGTTCCGCAGGTCTCCGTTAGCTAACACTGCGGACGTTCCAGCCGGTGCCGTGCCGGGGGCGGGGCCCCTACACCCGCCCCGCCTCCAGTGAGGGGCCGCGCCCGGCGACTCGATGGCGCGGCCCGGCGGCGGGGCAATCGAAACGGAGGAAGACGAAATGGAGGAGATCGCATGGACGGTAAGTCCGACCGCTACGGCAGCCCGTGGCTCACGCAGTCCGAGGCCGCAGCGTACGCAAGGCTCGGCAAGGAGCGCATCGCGCAGCTCATCGCGACCGGCAGGCTCCGCGCCTACTGGTCGCCCGGCAGCGACCCGCGCAGCCCTAACCGCGCCAAGCTGGTCAACAAGGCCGACATCGACGAGATGCTGCGCGCCGACGCCGTCGAGGTCCGGGAGGTGTCCCGTGCGCTTTTCGGGGCCGCTTAGGGCGGTCGGGGCCGCGGCTGGGTTCATAGCCGCCTGCTGGCTCATCGACTACGTGGTGATGCCGGCGGTGCTATGGACGGTGCTCGCCCTGTTCGGTGCGGTGCCGGCATGACGGCCCGCATCGAGTTCTCGGTGAGCCTGGTGGCCGGCAAGCAGCGCCACAGGCTCGACCGCAGGCACGCGCGGATGTACACGCCCAGCGAGACGCTGAGGGCCGAGCGGGCAATCGCTGCGGCGTGCCGGGAGGCGATGGCCGAGGCGGGCATCCAGCCCCCGGCCTTCGGCCCGCACGTGCCGGTGATCCTCACCGTCGACGCCTACCGGCCGCTGCCGGAGAGCAGGCCGAGGCGCGTGCGATCTGAGCCTGACACCTACAAGCCGGACGCCGACAACGAGGCCAAGCTGGTCATGGACGCGCTCAACGGGCTCGTCTGGGCCGACGACGAGCAGGTGGTCGACCTGCACGTGGTAAAGCACCCCAGGGCGCGCGGGCAGGCCGAGCGCATGGACATATCGATAGCGCCCGGGTGGTCCGGGCGCGGGGCAATCGAAACGGAGGAAATGTAATGGAATGCAAGAAGAATCCTGAGCCGTGCCGGGCGGACACGTTCATCGGCTACATGGGCGACCTCGGCGTCAACGCGCTGTTCAATGCCGAGTCCGAGACGTCGGCGACCGGCGTCGACCCCGCCGTGCTGCGCGGCATCGGCTACTGCGCGGGCATCGCGCAGAGCGCGTTCGACGAGCCTCGCGACTTCACGCCCGAGGAGCTCAACGCCGTGATCTCGTACGCGATGCGCTGCGAGGAGGAATTCAAGAGCAAGGGCGCGGCCGGCGTGCTCGCCCTCATGGTGGACGACGACGCTCTCCTCGACGAGGACAACTACACCGTCACGCCCTACGAGTTCGATGAGGTGACCATCAATGGGTAACGAGATTATCGAGTTCAGAGACGATGCGGGCATGCCCGTCAAGTTCACCTCGCAGGACATCCGCGAGAGGCTGTGCCCCAACGCGACCGACAGCGAGCTGGCGCTGTGTATCGAGCTGTGCAACCGCCAGCACCTGAACCCCTTCACCAAGGAGGTCTACCTGGTGAAGTACAAGGACGCCCCGGCGAGCATCATCACGAGCTACCAGGTGTTCAACCGCCGCGCCAACCGCCAGGAGAGCTACGGCGGCATCAAGAGCGGCGTAGTGGTGATGCGCGAGGGGCAGATCGTCAAGAAGCGCGGCAGCGCCGTCTACAAGCAGGTGGGCGAGCAGCTGCTCGGCGGCTGGGCCGAGGTCCAGTTCAAGGACGGCAAGGAGCCGGCCTACGTGGAGCTGGCGCTTAGCGACTACAGCACCGGAAAGAGCAACTGGGCGAAGATGCCGGGCGTCATGATCGAGAAGTGCGCCAAGGCCGGCGCGTGGCGACTTGCCTACCCCGACGAGTTCGGCGGGATGTACACGGGCGAGGAGATGGACCAGAAGGTCGCGCAGGACATGCGCGCCGGCACCCAGGCCGTCGAGGCCGAGAGCGTAGAGCCCGTGGTCGACCCGCTGCAGCCCGTGCGCGACCTGTTCCGTCCGTTCATGGCGGCGACAGCGCTCGACAGCGCCGGGGCCATGGCGGCCATCTGCGCCGCAGTGGGCTGCACGTCGGGCAACATGCACGACATGACGGTCTCGCAGGCGCGCCGCGCGGCCTCGTGGATGGAGGAGGAGATCGCGGCCCGCAAGGCGCAGCCCGAGCCCGCCGCCACTAAGCCGGAGCCGGCGCCAGCCTATGAGCCCGCGCCCGCCGAGTATGAGACCGACGACGACCTGCTGGGAGGATTCTGATGGCAGACGAGACTACGACAGTGATGCCCGAGGAGGGCAAGGCCATCGAGAAGAGGGCCGGCGTCGAGGATATCAAGGCTCTGCTCGACGCCGTGACCATCGACGGCGACCTCAAGGGGCAGCTCGACGCGCTCGCCAATGCGGTCGACGAGGCCCTCGAGGACTACCGCGACCCGAAGCCCATCGAGAGCGGCGAGCGCCTCAAGGAGATGCGCAGGTGGCGCGCCAACGTCCGCAAGGTCAAGGAGCCCATCGAGGAGAGCCGCAAGGCGTCCAAGAAGCGCTACACCGACCTCATCAAGCAGTTCGACTCGACCATCGGCCGCATCACGGCGCCCATCGACGAGCTCGACAAGCGCTACAAGGCGCTCATCGACGAGTACGAGGCTCAGTGCCGCGAGAACGTCCGCGCCGAGCTGGAGGCCCACTATGCGGAGCTGGCGCCCAACCTCGTGCCGGTGCTCCCGGCATCCGCGGTCATCGAGGACGCGTGGCTCAAGCCGGGCCTCGGGACCGAGAAGGCCAAGAGGGTGCTCGAGGGCGTCGTTGGCAGCCTCGCGCGCCAGTACGAGTCCGTCATGGACATGGAGTACGCCGACGAGGCCGAGCGCTGCTGGGCCGTGAAGTGGTGGGCCGACAACCGCCCCGACGACTCCGGCGAGGTCGCCCGCGCCGTGAGGCGCCACCGCGAGGATATGGAGCGCGTCGCCGAGCTCAACGCCGGGTACCGCGCCCCGCGCCCGGCGCCCGAACCGGAGCCCGCACCGGAGCCCGAGCCGCTGCCGCTCGACCCCGAGCCGGTGCCAGCCGAGGAACCCGAGCCGCCCTTGGGCGTGCCGAGGTGCGTGCGGGTGGTCCCGTCGAACCACGAGCCGGATGCGGCCGAGGATGCGGCCACAGCGCCGCAGAGGGGCTACCGCGTGGTCATCGAGTGCGCCACGGCGGACGAGATTCGCCGCGTGAGGGCAGTCATGGTCGAGAACGGCATCCACGGACACGTAGAGAGGATGTAGGACATGGAGGAGAAGAACCTGCCGCCGCTCCGAACGCCGGAGCAGCGCAAGGAGGCGATGGCGAAGGCCATCCACACGCGCCGCGAGCGCGCCGCGTTCAAGGCGGCGTGCAAGGCTGGGAACATCCCGCCCGAGACGGCCATCGAGGCGCCCATCGCGGCGAGGCTCAAGGTCGAGGAGTTCGCCCGCTCGTTCCCTGGCATAGGCCAGGTCACGGCGCAGAAGATCGTAGAGGCGTGCCACATCCGCGACGGCCGCCGCGTGAGCGGCCTGGGCTACATGCAGGGGCCGCGCCTCGTCGAGGCAATCAAGAGCCACATGACCGCGAAGGAGGACCAGTGAGCATCAATCGAGTGAACATCAGCGGCAACCTCACCCGCGACCCGGAGCTTCGCGCCACGGCGGGCGGGACGCAGGTCCTGTCCTTCGGCGTCGCCGTGAACGACCGCCGCCGCAACGCGCAGACGGGCGAGTGGGAGGACTACCCCAACTTCGTCGACTGCACGATGTTCGGCAACCGCGCCGAGGCCGTGAGCCGTTTCCTCGCCAAGGGCATGAAGGTCGCCATCGATGGCAGGCTGCGCTACAGCTCATGGGAGAAGGACGGCCAGAAGCGCTCGAAGCTCGAGGTCATCGTGGACGAGATCGAGGTCATGGTGCGCCGCGAGGGGCAGACGCAGGCCCAGCCGCAGCAGAGCCTCGCGGACACGGTGCCAATGCAGCCACAGGCGCAGGCCGAGCCGCAGTGGAGCGCCCAGCAGGCCTATGCCGCGGCCCCGCAGCCCGAGGTATACGACGAGGACGTGCCGTTCTGATGAGGCACGTACCAGACATCATCCGCGACCACTGGGAGGCGGCCCTGTTCGCCGCCTCCTTCGCCGCGGGGTTCCTGTTCTTCTCTTCGATTCTATGGGGGTGGTTCTGATGGCCTTCACTGTGTTCGACAGCTTCGCCGAGGTCTACGACGACTTCGACGCGAGCGACCCCGAGGACCTGCGCGACCGAGCGATGCTCGCCGACGCGATCATGATGTACGGACTGCACGGCGTCGAGGCCGACCTCCCGAAGCACCTCCGCCGCGTCTTCAAGGCGATGAAGAACGCCATCGACAACTCCAAGGACGCGCGCGGAAGGGGCGGCAAGGGCGGCCGCCCGCGCAAGAAACCATATTCAGACAAAACCGAAACACAGGTTTCCGAAAGTGAAAACATAGGTTTTTCAAAAAGGAAACCAGCTTCAGACAAAACCGAAACACAGGTTTCCGAAAGTGAAAACCCTAACCTAACCTACCCTAGCCTGTCCTGTCCTGAAATGGATTGTGTTGAGCTGTCCTGTGATGGGGGCGATGCCCACGCCGCGCCGCCCGAGTTCGAGCCGCCGTCGCTGGAGGAGGCCCGCGAGTACTTCGGCGCCAACTGCCTGAGCGGCGACCCGGACGCCTTCTGGGCCTACTTCGAGTCTCAGGGCTGGGTCAAGGGCAACGGCCAGCCGGTGAGCAACTGGGGAGCCCTCGCGCTCGACTGGTCCAGGCGCCAGAAGCGCATCGACGCCGACGACCGGGCGAGAGGCAAGCCGACATCGGCCGACGTCGAGCGGGCGAAGTTCAAGCCGGTCGCCAGGAAGACACCTGAGCAGGAGCTGGCCGAGGTCGAGGAGGAGGCGAGGCGCCTTGGAATCGCTATCTAGGCTCCTGCGTGGGTACGAGCCCGCGGCCGGGAAGCCCGTGCCGCTCGCGGCGCTCTACGCCGCAAACACGTGCACGGCGGCGGAGTTCATCCGCGAGAGCAAGCGCATCGAGCTCCAGAGCAGGGCGCGCTACGCCGAATACCAGAGGGCGCTGCGCGAGGACATGGCCGCGGCCGAGTACGCCGCCGCCGGAGGTGAGTGATCGCCATGGACCTAGAGATGGACGGGGCGCCGGGCATCCCCGACGGATACGTGAGGTGCTGCGAGACGTGCGACCGGTGGGTGCCGGGCGAAGGGTGCGGCATCTGCGCCCACCGGGCCGAGTCGTCCGTGCTGCCGCGCGGCGTGGACCTCGACGCGATGGCGGCGAGCATCACGCAGGGCGACCACTCCTGCGGGAGGTGGGAGCCGTGGCGCGGTCTGTGACGCCATGCGCCGGTCAGGCCGCGCTCGACCTGTTCGGCCGGCACGACCGGCGCCCAATAGACGGGTCCCTGCGATGGCTCACGAGGGTCTGGGGATGCCGCGAGGAGGACGTCATGCCGCACCTCGAGCGCCTCTACGCCGAGTTCACGACGTGGGATGCGGGCGAGCGCGCGAAGGTGCTCCAGCACGTCTACTGGCCGCGGCACAAGCCCGGCTTCGAGGTCGTGACGCCATGGGAGCTCGGGATGTACGACAGGACCATCGACTACCACACGGCATTGGACCGCTGCTGGGCAATCGAGCGGGGCATTGATCCGCGCGAGGCGTTGCGGGTCGTGTCGTGGGATTACCGGAAAGACAGGCCGTCAGAGACGACGGCCTAGGAGGGAGGAGACCATGAGCACGCCGTACGGCGAGTGGCCGGAGGAGGACGCGAGGCGCTGCGACGGGTGCAGGTTCGCTGAGCGCGTCGGGCGAGTGATGGCTGCGTCGGGCGACATCCGCACCGAGTACCGCTGCGCGAGGCTCCCTGAGTTCGTGCACCGCACGCAGGCGGAGGCCCGCTGCAACTACTGGGAGGCGCGACATGAGGGCTGAGTCGTGGGACAGGCGCGGGGGCCACGTGCTCAAGTGCAGGCAGTGCGGCAGGTGGTTCCGGGCGATAAGCGCTCGCCAGCGGTACTGCTGCGGCTGGTGCGAGAACGTGGCGCACAGGAACGCGAGCAAGCGATCCGTGGACGTCTACCTCGGCGCGAGGGGCGAGACGGGCCGAGAGGTCAACGCCATGCGCGCGGCGCTGGCTGAGGGGAGGCGCATCTGATGCGTGACGGTTACCTGCTCAACCTGCGGACGTTCCGCGAGGTGAGGGACGACAAGGCGCAGGCGCTCAAGCCGCTCGAGGAGGCGGCAGAGGTGTTCGGTGCGTGGCAGAAGTGTGACGACATGCGCTTCAGCCAGGTCATGACGGCGCGCAGGGCGTACCGCGATGACCTCATCGACGGGTGCCTGGACACCGTGCAGGCGATCGCCAACCTGCTGGCAGCCGTGGGAGCCACGCAGGGCGAGGTCGATGCCGCCATCCGGCGCATGGACGAGAGGAACTGTGAGAGGGGACGTCTGTGATGGAGACTTTGGAGCAGATCAAGGCCGACGCGGTCGAGGTGTTCCATTTCGACCGCGAGTGCAGGCCGCAGGACAGGGCGCACGCCTACCTGGGGAAGTACCGCGTCAGGCGCGGATACAACGACACGGCGATGCAGGTCGCGGTGACAGACATGATCGAGCGCGCCTACGAGGCTGGAAGGGCGGAGGTCGCCGGCGCGAACCTCGTGCAGAACCTGCGCCGCCAGCTGACGAGCATCGAGGCGACCGTCGGGGATGCCATCGACCTGCTCGACGAGAGCACGGGGGCGGTGGAGTGCGATGAGTGACTCGAGGGTCGGCGGCTACCCGATGGGGGTGACGGATTCCGCCATCGAGCGCCACTTCGGCGGGGCCTGCGAGCCTCGGATGTGCGGGAACTGCAGGCATTTCTGCGGCTGCGACATCCACGTCGACTACGGCTACTGCCACCTCGAGTTCGAGCGCGCCTTCGATGCGGAGGCACCGGAGCGCAAGGAGGGGCGCCGGTGCCTGGCGAAGTGGGCCGCGGCGTGGCTCACGGGGAACCTGCTGTACTGCGAGGACGAGTGCGGCGAGTGCCGCGACTACGAGGAGTTCGGGTTATGAGTATCGAGCTACCGAAAGACGCGGAGTGGTAAGGGAGATGCATAGCGAAGTGCGGGGAGAAGATTGAGCGTCGTCGGTGAGTTGGTCTCCGGCGCTTGATAAGGTTCTGCCGTGGCGGGCGAGCTCTAGGGGGTATGCGAATGGCAGGCAGGACGCCGACGGGAGATGGGCCTTTTGGCCCATCCACAAATTCAGCACATCCGCTGAGGGACGAGTTGGCGATCCGGAAGGGGCGCTCCTCTTACGTCCTTTGGACGGACGAGATGATAGGGCGGATGCAGGCGCACCCGGAGAGGACCGCGGCCGAGATCGCCGCGCAGCTCGGCGTGACGCCGTCGAGCGTGCGCCACGCCCGGCAGCGGTATGGCCGCTTCGCGCCCAAGTGGAAGGTCCCGCTGTGCCAGAGGTGCGGCGAGCACCCGGTGTGGTCCGAGAGCCGCGACGGCAAGCGGTGGGGCCTGTGTCGTCAGTGCACGCTCGACGAGCGGGCCTACATCGCGCGCAACGGCGGGCGCATGGCCAGGATAGACAACGCGCAGCGCCAGGCGAGGTGGAAGAGCCGCCACAAGTGAGGCCGGGCTGACCATCCAAGCATGGGAAAGAGGACGAACAGAGCGCGCAAGACGAGGGGCCGGGCCGAGAGGGGCGCGGCCCCCGCCGCCGCATGCGCAAACCTGAAGCCGGTGCGAACCGCGGAGGAAGCGAGGGAGCTCGGGCGCAGGGGAGGCATAGCCTCCGGGGAGGCACGGCGCCGGAAGCGCGACATGGCCGCCGTCGCGACAGCCATCCTTGCATCCGGCGCCAAGGGGGAGAGCCGCGAGGTCATCGCCGCCGTTGCCCCCGACCTCGCCGACGAGGACGCGACCGTGGCCGCCGCCGTCGTGGCGGGCCAGATAGCGTCCGCCCAGAGCGGCAACGCCCAGTCGGCCCGCTTCGTGGCAGAGCTCGATGAGCGCGGCAGGCTAGCCGAGAGGCGCGAGGACGCCCCGTTCTGCCGAGACTTCGGCATGCTGCTCGCACCGCCATACGTCGCGCTCCACCGCGCCGTCGAGATGGACGAGGGGCTTGAGCGCTGGCTGCACGGCGGCCGCTTCTCGGGCAAGTCATCTGTAATCTCGCTTGAGATCGCCTACGGCCTCATGCGCCATCCAGAGCGCTCGGCGTTCGTCATGCCGAAAATCGGCAACGACATCGAGGGCGGCGTCTTCGAGCAGATGCTGTGGGCGTTCCGCATGCTCGGCTGCGAGGCCGAGTGGACCGCCACGAAGCGGCCGTGCAGGCTCTCGCGCCCATCGACGGGGCAGGTCGTGACGTTCAAGGGCGGCGACCGCACCGACAAGACCAAGGCGATCAAGGCTCCGGGCGGCACATACTATGCGTACCAGTGGATATCGGAGGTCGACCAGTTCGGCGGCATGCGCGAGGTGCGCACCGTCCTTCAGTCGGTGACACGCGACGCGCCCGAGGGCGCCGTCTACTTCCGCTTCTTCGACTACAACCCGCCCCGTTCGCGCGACGCATGGGTGAACGGCCACGTGGCCGAGGTCGAGGCGGCCGACCCCGCCGCGGTGATCTCTACGACCTACCTCGACATGCCGCGAGAGTGGGTCCCGGAACAGGTCTACCGCGACGCCGAGGCGCTGCGCGAGCTCGATCCCGAGAGCTGGGAGCACGAGTGGGGCGGCGTACCCACCGGATACGGCGCCGAGGTCTTTAGGCGCGCAGAGGTGCGCCCCGTCACCGACGAGGAGCGCCGCTCTATCGAGTACCACCTCTACGGCGTCGACTGGGGCTTCTCGACCGACCCGTTCGTCTGGGTCAAGGCAGGGTACGTGCGCTCGACGCGCACGCTCTACGTGCTCGACGAGATCAGCGGCACGGGCCTGTCGAACGCCGAGAGCGCGCGCATGGTCGCCGACCGCATGTCTAGGCCCCGCCTAGCGGGCGGCGGGCTCGGGGAGCCGGGGCAGGACGGCCCCGAGGTGGTCGAGGACGCGGAGCCATACGCCGAGGTGCTGTGCGACTCCGCCGAGCCGAAGAGCGTCGCAGACTTCCGCGCAGAGGGCATCGAGGCCTCATCCGTGCCGAAGCAGGGCGCGCACAACGTGCGCAACTCGGTGCGCTGGCTTCAGGACCGCTCCGCCATCGTCATTGACCCGTCTTGTGTGGTCGCGGCCCGCGAGCTGCCATGCTACCAGTACGCGCTCACGAGGGATGGCAAGCCCACGGGCATGCTGCCCGACGCCGACAACCATGCCATAGACGCCCTGCGTTACGCCGTCGCGAGACTCATAGACGATCCGACGATGGTATGACGCTGGGAGGTTTCGAGTGAAGAAGGTCACCGGTGTGCCCGGCTGGGCAACGAGGTTTCTGAAGAGGAAGGGCTACGCGCCCCGCAACAGCATGGATGCGCACATACGCGCGTGGTGGAGCTGGTACCAGACGACCAACGGATTCTACGCCGCCGACAGGCACGACACCGGTCGGGGCGCCGACCCCGGCGGCCGCCTCTCCATCCGCCCGGCGCGCGCCGTGTGCGACGAGTGGGCGAGCCTCGTCATGGACGAGAAGACCGCCATATCGTCGCCGCAGACCGACGTCAACTCATGGCTCGCCGAGCGGGCCGGCGCATTCGTCTCAGAGCAGGCCGACAACCTAGCGCTGGCCTTCGCACTCGGCTCCGGATGCTGGGCGGTCGGCATCGAGGGCGTGGGCGAGGACGGGCGAGGGGCCGAGGCCGAGGCGACCATCGACTTCTACGACGCGGGCAAGGTGTGCCCGCTGCTCACCGACGGAACCGAGGCGGTGTCGGTTGCGCTCGTCTCACGCTGCCTCGTCGGCGGCGTGACCTACGACCGCGTGCAGGTGCACGAGCCTGTCTGCGAGACGGGCGGAACCTACCACATCCGCACATGGCTTTTCGACCCGGCCCGCGAGGGCGCCGAGGTCGTGAGCGACGAGGTCATCGGTGACCTCGACACGCGCTCGGCGCTGCCGACCTTCGCGATCGTCCGACCCGCCATATCCAACACCTACGAGGAGATGTGCCCACTCGGGGTCTCCGTCTTCGACGACGCCGTCGACGCGATCAAGCTCGTCGACGCGACCTTCGACATGATGTACTGGCGCTGCCGACTCGGCCTGCCGCGCATCATCTGCGAGGAGTCTGGAATCAGGGTAGACCCCAAGACCGGCATGCGCGACCTCGGCTCGACCATCGACCAGAAGCTCTTCAAGGCGGTGCCCGGCAAGGTCGGCCAGTCCAGCCCGCTCACGATGTACGACCCCGGCATCCGCGCAGACGAGTCCGAGACGGCCATGAACGACGCCCTGTCGATGCTCTCGATCAAGTGCGGCTTCGGCCCCAACTACTTCAGCTTCACCCGCCAGGGCGGACTCAAGACCGCCCGCGAGGTGGTCTCCGACAACTCGGTGCTCTACCGCAACCTGCGCAAGCACGAGGGCAAGGTCGGCGAGGCGCTGCGACGCCTCTTCGCTGGCGCGTACTCAGCCGAGGTCGGCGTGAGGTTGGGCGCGGCGCCCGATGGCGTCGAGATCGACGTGACGTGGGACGACTCGGTAGTTGAGGACGCCGACGCCGAGCGCGAGACGATGAAGGACGACGTCGCGCGCGGCCTGTGCCCGCGCTGGGTCTACGTGGCCAAGTACTACGGGATGAGCGACGAGGAGGCGCGGGCCTTCACCGGCGAGACCCTCGGCGCCGCCCCCGGCGACTTCGGGGAGTAGCCCATGGTGGACTTCCACGACCGCCTCGCCGCCGACCTCGTAGGAGGGGCGCAGGAGCGGTTCGTGGCCGAGCTGACCGAGCGCGCCGCCCGCATGCTCGCCGACGCCGTGGCGAACCCTGACCGCTTCAGGCTGCTCGACAGGCTCTCGCCGCTCGGCGCCATGGGACTCTGGGCGGAATGGCGGGACAGGGTGACCGACGAGTGCCGCGAGGCATGGGAGAGCGCCTTGTCCGACGAGGACGAGCTGCTCGTCTCATCGCTTGCGCGCTATCTCGGGGGCCGCAGCTACGAGACGTACTACGCGGCGAACGTCGCCGCCGAGGCTGCGCGCGGCATGGCGGAGATCATGAGGCGCGAGAACGTGGCCCTGGCGTCGAGTGTCGAGCGCGAGTGGTACTCCGCCGTCGCCGATGCCGTCTCCCGAGTCGAGGCTGGAGAGTCGCGCCGCCGCGTAATGGAGGAGGCCGTGGCCAAGCTCGCCTCCGAGGGGATCACCACGATCGACTACAGGACCGGGACGCGCATGCCCATCGACGCCGCGCTGCGCCGCCATATCGTGACGCAGGCGAACCAGGCGCGCAACGACCTGCTGTGGCGCCGCATGGACGAGTGGGGCGCTGACCTCGTGTTCACGTCGGCGCACTACGGCGCCCGCCCGTCCCACGCCGTCTGGCAGGGTCGCGTGTTCAGCCGCTCCGGCACATCGAAGGCGTATCCCTCGCTGGTCGAGGCGACGGGCTACGGCACGGCTGGCGGCCTGTGCGGCGTGAACTGCCGCCACACCATGACGCCCTACGTCGAGGGCCTCTCGAAGCTCCCCGACACCGACTACGGCGCGCAGGAGAAGCTGACGGGCCTCAGCTCCGACGAGTACTACGCCGCGACGCAGGCCCAGCGCAGGCTCGAGGCAAAGGTCCGTGCGACCAAGCGCGAGATAGCGATAGGCGAGGCGAGCGGTGTCGACGAGACTCCGGCCCGCGTGCGCCTAGGGGATCTCCAGGGCAGGCTGCGGGACCACTGCGAGGCGAACGGCCTGCGCCGAGATTACGGGCGAGAGCGGGCATATGCCGTGCCCGGCACGGTCCAGCCGAGGGCGCTCAGGGCGACCGCATCCGTGAAGAGGGTGCTCGGGAGAGGCTCCGGCAGCGTCGCTCCCGGCGAGATACGACTTTGCGAAGGCGTGTTCGTCGACAGGCACGACAGGGTGAGGACGGAGGAGTTCGTGACCGAGACCCTGCAGGGAATCGTTGGCCTCGAGGTCGAGCACGCGGTCGTCATCCAGAGGGACGGGCGCGTGTTCCATGCGGTTGGAACAAGGGACTCCGTGACGCTCGAGGGGGCAGACCTAGACGGCGCGATCGTGATGCACAACCACGTCCTGCTTTATGGCGAGCCCTGCTCCTTTGGCAAGGACGACTACGTCACGCTTAGGGAGAACCCCAAGATAACGCTGCTCATGGCGTGCAGCGGCGGGTATCGGTACGAGATGAAGGCCGGGCCGAAAATCGCCAAGGTAGGGTATGATGATGCCATGGGGAGAATACCCCTGAGCGAAGTCGATAGGGACGACTTCCAGCACCTGGTAATGAGGAGACTCAATGATCTCAAGGCGATACGTTATAGACGGAAAGACCTATGAGCTGCCTGAGGCGAGGCTAGAGGACTACGAGCGCCTCGACGATGAGTTCCATGCGGCGCTTCTGAACGTAGAGTATCCACCCTTGCCTAAAAACTGCTTGAGCAACAAGTACAACGAGCCGTTGCGGAAGGTCGTGCGAGAGTACCGAGAGAAGTTTCACGACCTGCTCGTCGAGGTCAAGGAGTAACCGCCCAACATCAGCACCGCCAGCCCCGCCACGAGCGGGGCTTTTTCATGCCGTTACCACGCCGCGAACATGCTTCCCGAGCGGGGGAATCGCCCCCGAACGCACAGGGAGGGAGCCTCAATGGCAGAAGAGAACGCGCAGAGCGCCGCGAGCGAGGGCGGCAAGCCCCAAGACCACGCGGTCGAGGCGCAGCCCCAGGACACGAAGCCGGAGGAGGGCGGCAAGCCCCAAGATTCCGGCGGCGTAGAGGGCAACGACCGCACCCCGAACGTCCACAAGCTGGAGCGCGACGTGGCAAACCGCGACAAGACCATCGCGGAGCTGAAGGCCAAGCTCGCCGAGAAGGAGAAGGGCGGAAGCGATCTCGAGGCGCGCCTGGCCGCTCTCGAGAAGCAGGCATCCGACTCCAAGGCCGAGGCGGACGCCGCCAAGGCGGACGCGAAGCTCGCCGCCGCCGGATGTGTGGACTGCGACCTCGCCCGGGCGGTGCTCGGTGACTTCGAGGGGGACGTGGCCAAGCTGAAGGAGGCGAAGCCCTACCTGTTCGCGCCGCAGGGAGGCAGCAAGGGTACCGGTGGCCGCGTGTCCGGCACCTCGGACGGGCCCTGCAAGTCAATCCGCGACGCGCTCGCACAGACCAACCGATAGAAAGGCAAATCACATGGCCATCACTCTCACGGAGCTCGCAGCGAACTCCACCGACAAGCTCGTACAGGGCTTCACGAACGAGGTCGTGACCGACTCGTTCCTGCTCGGCGCCATGCCGTTCGACGACTGCATGACCGCCTCGGGCACCTCCGACCTCGTCTACTCCTACAAGCGCGTGAAGACCCCGGCCGTGGCCGCCTTCCGCGCCCTCGGGGCAGAGCCCGTCGCGAGCGTGCCCAAGACCGAGAAGAAGACCACCCGCGTGGCCATCCTCTCCAACTCCTGGAACATGGACCGCGTGGCCAAGGACGCCGCGAGCGACCTCTACGAGCTTTATCTCGAGGAGTCCAAGAACGCGATCATCCGCAAGTTCAACCAGGCCTTCATCTCCGGCGACACCACCTCCGAGTCCGAAGGCTTCGACGGCCTCGCCAAGGCGCTGAAGGGATCCTCCACCGAGTCAACCTCCAAGACCGACCTCTCCGTCGTGACGCAGGCAGCCGCCCTCGCCTACCTCGAGGAGCTTGACACCATGCTGTCAGGCCTCATGCGCACCCCCGACGCCCTCGTCATGGGTTCCGCCCAGCGCGTCAAGCTCAACGCCTGCCTGCGCGCCGTGGGCCTCGGCACCCAGACCATGGAGACCGCCGGCCGCCAGGTGCCGTCCTACAACGGCATCGCCATCCACGAGATGCGAGACGGGGCAGTTGCCAACGGCGACGTCTACGCCTGCTGCTTCGGCCTCGACGCCCTTCACGGCGTGACGCTCTCCGGCGGCTCCGCAGTCTCCGTGACCATCCCCGACTGGTCCACCCCCGGTGCCGTCAAGTCAGGCGACTGCGAGCTCGTCTGCGGCATCGCTCTGAAGGCGACGAAGGCCGCGGGCGTCCTGCACGCCAAGGCCGCCTAGCATGGCCCCCGAGTTGACGTTCGAGGAGTACTCTGGCGACCTCTACCGCGGGAGCCTCGAGGAGGAAGCCTTCGGCGCGGCCCTGCCGCGCGCCCGCGCCCGCCTCGTCGAGCTTACCGGGGCCGAGGTCCCTGAGGTCCACGAGCGGGCGTGGAAGGGCGCCCTGTGCGCCGTCGTCGACCGTGTCGGCGGCGCCGACGAGCCAGGAGTCAGGAGCGAGACCGTGGGATCCACCAGCGTCACCTACGACGAGTCCCGATATTCCTCGACCGACCTAGATGCCGTATCGCCATGGCTGGTCGGGACGGGGCTGCTCTACAGGGGGCTGGCGTGATGGGCTGGGAGACCGTGACCACCTGGCACCGCGCTGCGGACGGGTGGGCGCGGTCCGTCTGGTCCAACATCCGGGTCGAGGTCTCGCAGGCTCTCTCCAACTCGGCCGTCGGGCCGGTCCCAGGAGGGGCCACCAAGGCGTTCTTCTTCTCGGCGCCGGAGCTGGCCCCCGGCGATTGCCTCGTGGTCGGTGTCGACACCGGGGCGGAGCCTCCAGATGAGGCGCTCACCATCGAGCGCGTCGACCAGTACAGCATGCGCTCCGCGCACCACCACACGGAGGTCACGGCGCGATGAGGCTCAGGCTCCGCAGCGTGGACGTCTCGGCGGCCGTGCCGAAGGTGAGGGCGGCAAACAACGCCGCACTCGGCCTCACCGCCGAGAATGTCCTGTCCGACTGCCGGGAGTACGTCCCCTACGATTCGGGCGCCCTGCAGGAGTCCGGCCGCACCAGGCTCACGGACGGCAGAGCCTACGTGGAATGGGGCGGCGACTCGGACACGTCGCGCTACGCGCGCGAGCAGTACTACAACGCCCACAACCACGCTACCGACCAGAACGCGCTGCACGCCCCGAGGGCGTGCGACCACTGGTACGATCGCGCCCGCGCCGACCGCGGCGACGCGTGGCAGCAGATGTACGACAAGGCGCTCAAGGAGAGGATCTGACCATGCAGGACATCGCCAAGAGCACGACGGAGTTCGTGGCGCAGCGACTCGGCGTCCCGTGCGAGTACGGTGAGTTTCCCGGGAAGGCTGGCTGCTGCATGGTCAAGGCCTCGCCCGGCGAGCCGTGGGTCCGGCGCTACCTCTCGGGGGGCGGAATCAGGCGCTTCGGGTACGAGGTGTACCTGCGCTGCCTGCCGAGGGGCGACGAGGGCAGGCGCGTGGACGCCTTGGCACTCCTGCGCGGCCTGCAGTCCGCAATCGACGCTGGCGAGGCGCCCGACGGCGTCCCCGTCCGCACCCACGAGGTCACGAGCCTGCCGTCGCAGTACGGCGTGCAGGACGACGGCTGCGTGGTATACCAGCTAACCGCTTCACTCACCTACATGGCCTAGAGAAAGGACACCGACCATGTCAAACCCCGACGAGCAGACGGCAGAGACCGCCCGCAAGCCAGTTTCCATCTACGAGATCCAGCACTGGATCAAGTTCCCGGGCGACACCGCCTACACGCAGGTGACCGAGGACACGAAGGCCGACCCCAGCCGCGACACGAACACCTACGAGCCGACCTACCTCGACCGCAAGGTGCAGCCGAAGTACATCCTCGGCCGCACCGACACGGTCGAGTTCGAGATCGACGCGATGGCGCCCGGCGGCATCCAGCAGAAGCTGGCCAAGTACGAGGACGAGGCCGACGTGCCCGTCGAGTACGTCCGAACCATCGGCTACGACTTCGAGAAGGGCACGGCGGTCGCGCAGACCGCGCTCGTGGCCAAGCACGCGCAGGCCACGCTCAACATGAACCCCTTCTCCGGCGACGACATCGCCCCGATCGTCATGAGCCCGACGCTCACCGTCACCACCGACTACGACCTCGGCACCTTCGACGCGACCAAGGGCACTTTCACGCCCGCCGCGGCGTAGGCCTAGCCCGAGAACAGGCCCTCCCAGGGAAGCCCCGCCCGGACGGACGGGGCTTTTTTCTTGCCGTTACCGGGGCCGGAGAATCCATGGCCAAGACATTGGCCCTGACGACTGGGAGGAAACATGGCCGACGAGATCAAGACCTACGAGCTGCGAAAGAACCCCGAGAAGAGAATCCGCATCGACGGCGGGGAGTACTCCGTCCAGCTCGGAAACCCGACTTTCGTGCTGCTGGCCGCCGAGTGGCAGGAGCAGCTGCAGGCGATCGCGACGGGTCACGACGACGTCGCCGGGCTCCGCAAGCTCGCCTCCGACGGCAAGCGACTCGTCGCGAGCGTCGTCGGCGCGGAGGGCGCGGAGAGGCTCATGGGCGGGGACAACGCGCTCAACCTCATCCGCCTCATCGACATCGTCGGCATCCTCGCCGAGGTCATCTCGTCCCCGGAGAGCATGGAGGCCGTCCGGGAGGTCGCCGCGAGCGTCGCGACCCTCGACGAGTAGATGGACGCGCTCGACGTGATCCTCACGGGGGCGCCCTCGACCGTTGAGGTCGGCGGCGCCCCCGTCCCCGTGAACGCGGGCTTCCGCGCGAACATCCTGGCCGAGACGATCGACCGCGGGGACGCATCCGAGCGCCCCAGGCTCCTCATGTGCCTCTTCGCGCGAGGAGGCGAGCTTCCGTCGGAGGTCGCTCGCTCGGCTGGAGAGGCGCTGGCCGAGGCGGTCTCGTGGCACGACGCGGCCTGGTCCCTAGCCCAGTACGGCAGGGGGCAAAGGGGAGGAGGCGGGAGCGGGCGCGAGCCGAGGCCCGTGTTCGACTGGAGGGCCGACGCGGCCATCGTGGCCGCCGACTTCCGTCGATTCTACGGCATCGACATCATGGACCCGGCGTGCCAGATGCACTGGTACCGCTTCATGGCGCTGTTCCTAGCGCTCACGAGGACCGCCGACGCGCTCGTATCGCAGGCAGTCTCCGCGCGCTCCCCGCTGCGCGGCAGGAGGTCCAAGGAGGAGAGGGAGCTGAAGTCGGCGCAGGCGTCGTTCTGGGCGTTACCCCCGACAGAACTTGAGCTTATCGAAGAAGCGAAGAGGGCGTTCTAAGGGGAAGCATTGTCAGAGGGCAGCATCGTAATCGAGATACTCGGAGACGCGTCTGATTTCACCGCGAAGGTGGAGAGCCTCGGCGCGAAGACCCAGTCGGCGCTGAGTTCCGTTTCATCCTCGCTCACGGCGTGGGGCGCGGGGCTGACCGCCGCCGTCACGCTGCCGCTCGGTGCGGCCGGGGCCAAGGCGATGCAGTGGGCGCTCACTACGGCGAGCGCGGCCGAGCAGGCGGACATCGCCTTCTCGACCATGCTCGGCCCGGAGCGCGCCAAGCAGATGATTGCCGACCTCACCGAGTTCGCCAAGAAGACGCCGTTCGAGATGAGCGGCCTCACCGACGCCACGCAGAAGCTGCTCGCCTACGGCTTCGCCGCCGACGACGTCATCCCGACGCTCAGGGCCATCGGCGACGCCACCGCCGCCCTCGGATCGGGCCAGGAGGGCATCGACGCGTGCACGCGCGCGATAGGCCAGATGCAGGCGAAGGGCAAGGTCATGTCCGAGGAGATGCTGCAGCTCACCGAGCAGGGCATCCCGGCCTGGAAGTACCTCGCGGAGGCCCTCGGCACCGACGTCGCGGGCGCGCAGGAGATGGTCACGAAGGGCAGCGTTGATGCCGCGACGGGCATTGCCGCGCTCAAGGCGGGCATGGAGGGCGACTTCGGCGGCCTCATGGCCGAGCAGTCGAAGACCCTCTCTGGTGCCCTTTCCAACCTCGGGGACGCGGCCGAGGCGACCATCAAGGAGATCTACAAGACCGACGCCTACAAGGAGCTGGCTTCGGCCGTGGCCGACCTCGCGGACCCCGTCGGCGACCTCGTCGGGAACCTCATGCCCGCGCTGGAGGGGTCGCTCTCCGCCGCCTCCGGGGCCGTGGCGGGCCTCTCCTCAACCATTTCCTCGCTCGACGCCTCGCAGGTCCAGGCGATAGTGGATGCCGTCGGGCTGCTCGCGGGCCTCGGTCCCGCCCTGCTGGTGGCGGGCCGCGCCATCGGCTCGGCGGGCGATGCGCTCGGGGCGGCATCTGCCGCAGCGGGCGCCGCGTCGAGGGGCCTGGATGCGGCCAAGACGGCGTTCGCGGAGAGCGGCGTCACCGCCGAGAGCGTCGCCGCCGGCGCGAAGAAGGCCTTCGAGGGGCTGAAGTTCGGGGCCGGTGATGCCGGAGCGGCGATACAGCTCGGTCTGGAGGACCCGCTGCACGCGGCCGAGGCGGTCGCGGTGTCCGCCGCCTCCGGTATAAGGGAATCCTTCGGCACGGTCCCGCGCGCCATGTCGACGGTCGGCGGTGCGTCGCAGGCCGTCCTCGGCATCTTCGAGAGGTCCGTCCCAATCGCCCTCGGCGTGGCGAGGGGCTTCGGCGTCGCGACGGTCGTCGCGGGCGCACTCGCCGTCGCGCTCGGCGGCGCCGCCGTCGCCGGCCAAGCCATGGGCGTCGACATGTCCGCCGCCCTCTCCGGGTTCGCCGGGTCCATCGGCAACCTCGCCCCGCTCGTCGAGTCCGCGTTCGGGTCCATAGCGCAGGCCGCTCCGCAGGCGGCCGCGGCCCTATCCGGGCAGGCCCCCGCCATAGCCTCGGCGTTCGGTCAGCTGCTCTCCTCCGCCGTCCAGGGACTCGAAGCCGCCATGCCTGGCCTCGTCGAGGCCGCGTCCTCTGCGGCGGCCGTGCTTAGCGGGACGCTCGCCACGTGCGCCCCGCTGCTCCTCGAGGGGGCCATGCAGCTCTTCGCGGGCCTTCTCGACGCGCTCTCCGAGACTGCCGGTAGCCTTGCGCAGTCGGCCCCCGAGCTTATCGGCGGGCTCGCCGAGAGCTTCGCGGCGAACGCCCCGACGCTTCTCGGGGCGGCCGGGAACCTCTTCCTGACCATAGCCCAGGCGCTGCCTCAGGTGCTGCCCGCGCTGGTCTCCGCCCTGCCCGTCGTGATCGGCGGGCTGACCTCGTCCCTGCCGGCCTTCACCGGCCAGGTCCTCGCCGCCGCGGTGAACCTCTTCCTGGGCATCGCCCGCGCCCTGCCTCAGGTGCTGCCGTCGGCCATCTCCGCCCTGGCGTCGCTAATCGGGTCCGCCGTATCGTACATCCCGACGCTCATCGGCCAGATCACCGCCGCCGCATTGAGCCTCTTCCTCGGCATCGCCCATGCGGTGCCGCAGACGGCCGGCTCCCTGCTCGGCGCCATCGGCGATCTTCTCGGGCAGGCCAAGGAGGCCTTCTCCAGCTTCTCGCTCGTCGACGTCGGCAGGCAGATGATCCAGGGCTTCATCTCCGGCATCCAGTCGGCGGTCGGCGGGCTGGTCGACGCCGCGGCGGGTGCCGCGTCCAGCGCGCTTGAGGCTGCGAAGAACCTGCTGGGCATCCACTCGCCGTCAAGGGTCTTCCGCGACGAGGTCGGTAGGATGGTAGCCCTCGGCGCGGCCCTGGGAATCGACGACGAGGCGGACGCCTGGAGGCGCTCTGTTGACGACGCCTTCGGATACATGCCCAAGGTCTCGCTGCCCGCGGCGACGCTCGGCTCCGTGCCGCTCCCGGTCCAGCCAGGCGTATCCGCGGCGTACGCCGAGTCGGCGCGGTCGGCATCCCCGTCCGAGTCGGATGGCAGGCTCATGGAGGAGGTCGGCAGGCGCATCGACGCGGCGGCCGAGAGGATAGAGAGGGCGCTCGGCGAACCGGTCTCGCTCAGCGTCGACAGGAGAGAGGCCGGGAAGATCGTGAGGGGGCTGGTCGGAGCGTGAGGACCGACATCACATACACCAACTGCAGGGGCGAGAGCATGACCTTCGGCGGCGCCTCGGACAACGGCCTGCACTACCTCGAGCACGAGCTGAGGGACTGGGAGTGGAGCTACTCGACAGGCAAGGGCTCGGGGCGCGTGACGTCGTTCTCCCGCCGTCCCTCAAAGCCGCTGAAGGTGAAGTTCCCGGTCGGCATCGCCGCCGCTGACGCTTCTGAAGGCCTGAGGCTCAGGAACCGCATCGTCGCGCTCGGCGAGCCGGACGTCGCCTCTGGGACCCCCGGCACGCTCTCGATGGGGGAGTGGTCGCTGCGGTGCTGGATCGTATCGGGCGAGCCCGGGAGGTACTGGCAGGACGACCGCTACGCCGAGTTCTCGCTCAGGCTGCTCGTCGAGGACCCCTCCTGGACGAGGGGGCACGCGAGGACGTTCGTGCCGGAGACGGCGAGTGCGGCCGGGGGCGTGGACTTCCCGCTGGAGTTCCCCTTCGACCTGCGCCGCGAGAGGGCGTCGACGAGGCTCTCCGTGCCAGGGGAGTTCCCCGCCGAGTTCCTGTGGCGCGTCTACGGCCCCGCAACCTCTCCCTACATGAGGGTCGGCGGCAACCTGTACCGCGTGAACGCCGACGTGCCCGATGGCGCCCGCCTCGAGGTCGATTCGCGTGCGAGGACAGTCATGCTGATCCTGCGCGACGGCACCGCGTCGAGCGCCTACAGCAAGCGCGAGCGCGGCGCGAGCGGCAGCGGCTCCTACATCTTCGAGCCGCTCCCCTGCGGGGAGTCGGACCTTGCCTGGGGCAACGACGCCCGGATGGACCTGATCGCCTACGAGGTGCGCAGCGCCGCGCCGTACGAGGAGGGATAGGCCATGGCCGACATCTGCTATACAGACTCGAGGCGCATCGACGCGGGGGTGCTGCTCGGCGCATCCCTGAACGTTGAGTGGGGCGACTCGGGCAACGACTTCGAGCTAACGGTCGACATATCATCTCCCGTGCGCCTCGATGACGGCGCGCTCGTCTACGTCGAGGGGACCGAGTGGGGAGGCGTGGTCGACGCCCGGGAGGCGAGTGCCACGGACGGAATCATGCGCTACACGGGGCGCTCGTGGCACGGCGTGCTGAGGGACCGCATCCTGTGCCCGGACGCCGGGGCCGACTACCTGTCCGTATCGGGTGAGGCGAACTCGGTACTGCTGTCTCTCGTCTCGAGGATGGGCCTCGGTGACGTCATGACCGTCTCTGCCGTCCAGTCCGGCATATCCGTGCGGCACCGGTTCGACCGCTACACCGACGCATACTCCGGCATCCGCGCGATGCTGGCCGCCTCGGGTGCCAGGCTCGGCATCTCCTACGACTCCCGTGCCGGGCGCGCGGTTCTCTCCGCCGTAAAGGTCGCCGACTGGTCCGACGGCCCGACATCGGATACCGCCGACGTCGACGTGAAGAGGGTGAGCAGGCCGTACAACCACCTGATCTGCCTCGGTTCCGGCGAGCTGCGCAACCGCATCGTCCAGCACTGGTACGCCGACGCGGAGGGCCGCGTCTCGAGCAAGCAGAGCCTCTTCGGCATCGACGAGCGAGCGACGGTGTACGACTACACAAACGCCTCGGCGGAGCAGCTGTCCCAGGACGGCCCCAAGAAGCTCGCGGAGTACCAGACCGCCGACGTCCTCGAGGCGACGCTCGGCTTCGACGGATCCTATGCCGTAGGCGACGTGGTGCCGGGAGTCGATGAGGACACCGGTACCGAGGTCTCGGTCACGGTCGGGACGGTCGACGTGACTGTGACCGCCGACGGGGTGACGGCGACGTACCGCGCGGGCGGGACCGCCTCCTCAGGCTCGTCGGCATCGTCAGCCGAAACGTCCGGCGCCGCGGCGTCGTACACCGCGGGCGACGGCATCAGCATCGTCGGCCGGACGATCTACGCGGACGTGACCCAGGCGAAGCTGGACGCCGTGTCCGCAACGGCGGCGAAGGCCTCGTCGGAGGTCACCGGGGTCGCGACCGACCTGTCTAGGGAAGTCGAGGCCAGGCAGGCGGCGGACGAGGAGATCGCCTCGGACGTCGCGTCGCGCGTCTCCTCCGTCAAGGCCTCGGGGCCGCTCACGGCGCAGACCGACGAGTCGATGGCGGTGGTCGTCGCCCACGACGTCTCCGGCGTCGCGCCGGGGAGCTACGGCCCGGCTGCCGACTCAGAGCCATCTTTCGGCGGGAGGGTGACGCTTGGCCCGCGCATCTCGGTGGACTCACGCGGGCACGTGACGGCGGCGCAGGGGAGATCGCTTACCATCCCGGCTGCGACCGCCACGGAATCGGCTGCCGGCCTCATGAGCGCCGCCGACAAGAGGGCTCTCGACGCAGCGCCGACGGCATACCAGCCAGCGGGGGACTACGCGGCGGCCTCCCACGTGCACGACGCGTCGGACGTGGAGACCGGCGTGCTCCCGGTCGAGCGCGGCGGGACCGGTGACGCGACCGGCAACGCACGCAGCGCTTCTCGCCTTCAGCGGGCGCGGAAGGTGACCCTTGAGGGGGCCGTGACGGGGTCCGCCTACTTCGACGGCTCTTCGGACGTGACGATCACCTGCGAGGGGCAGGGCGCCGCCGCGGGATTTCTCGCGGCCCACCCCGTGGGAAGCGTCTTCGAGAGCACGTCCGCCGTTAGCCCGGCGGGAAGCTACGGCGGTACGTGGAAGAGGGTGCCGAGCCTCGGCCCCTTCAGATGGGAAAGGACGGCATAGCATGGCCAAGACAAGCGGATACTCCCAACTTGTGTGCGACAGGTGCTCCAAGACCCTGTACGCGACCGAGAACGCCCCGGAGGCCCAGAGCTGGCGCATCGTGAAGAGATACACGGCGGACGGCACGGAGGTCTCTCGCCTGCTGTGCCCCGACTGCTACGACGGCTACAGGTCCATGGCGTCCTCGCAGGACTCGGCCTTCGGCGATTTCATGGCCAAGAGGGGTGAGTAGCGTGGCTTTCGACGGAGTCTTCGCCTTCCAGGGCAAGAACCACATCACCGCCTCGCAGCTCGGCCGCCTTGTGCAGGGCACCGCGGGCGACGGCCGCTACGTGCTGCCGACCCAGGACAGGCTCCAGGCCACGATGCAGACGGCAAACAAGGTGGTCATCGGCTCGGGCGACCTCGTCATGGACGGCCGCTATGTGACCAACGAGTCAGGAGTCGAGCTGACGGTCGAGTCGGGCACCTCTGGATACAACCGCAACGACATCGTGGCGCTGCGGTACTCTAAGGACGGCTCCACTGGCGTCGAGAGCTTCGAGCCCGAGGTGATCAAGGGCACGCCCGTGACCGGGACCGCCGCCGACCCGGCGGTGGACGCGGGTGCCATCTCGGACGGCTCGTCAGAGGCGTTGATGCCTCTATGGCGCATCCCGATCAGGGGCCTCGCGCCCGGGACCCCGGAGCGCATCGCGACGGTCGGCAAGACCCTGAGCGAGATCGGGGATTCCGTATCCCGGCTTACCTCGCCATGCGTCTTCTCGACCGCGTCGACGTCTTACGTGCCATTCCCGGTCGACCTCTCGTCTGCTACTTTTGTCGTCCTCACCACGAGCGTCAACGGCAATGCTCGCGGATTGGCGAGCACGGTTATGACGGCGTCGAGCTTCGTTTCTGAATGCTTATCAGGCGATAAATCGATGCAGGTCGTATACGCTTCTGAACAAGACAACTATACGGCGTATGCGTATTACTCCAGCGGCAAAGTGTACTTGAAGTCGAGGAGCCAGTACGACAGCGCGGTCTTCATCGTGTTGTGACGACGACAGCCCGACATACGGTAAGGTCGCTCTTCGGCATCTGGTCTTGGCCCATCGGGTAATGCCTGTCTTAAACCCTCAGATACGTGCAGCAGCTCTTTATCTGACCGAGGATGCCGCCCTGCGGCAGCACGTACTGCTTGATTTTGATCTCGCCCTTGGTGGTGATGCTAATCCAGAAGCTAACCGGATATGCCGCGGTGGTGAATCCCAACACCGGGAACTCGATGTTCTGATTTCGCGGAGCGAACTCTGCTGGCATCGTCGCAAACGTGACGCCCGTGTTCTTGTTCGCACTAGTGCCAGCTACTACGTCGAGCCACATCGTGACGCAATCCCCGGCTCGCATGACCTTGCCAGACTGCACGGACCATCCGTTAGCCGGTCTGAACGCGCCTTGTTTCTGGGATACGGAATACTAGAAACAGTAAAACATCACATTGACAGACTCGTTGTTGCCAGGATATGGCTGGATTATCATCCAACGCTGCTTCTCAGCTGTTGAGTTACTCGACGGGCTGATAAATCGCGCGCCTGACAGTGGAAACGCGATCACGAAATTTCGGGCCTTGATGTCCGTATCAAATTCGTCGTAATAAAGCGAGCCTATTTGCTTGTTGGCAGAAAAGGTCACGTTGCGCATGACATGGGATACGGAATCACATGCCGATGGGGTAGCTCAGCGAGGCGAAGTGGTTCTGGCGGTCCGTCTTGCCGCCCATGCTATGCGCATTGATGGTGCCGTCAGGCATAACAACCAGGCGGTACGAGCTGTCCCCGCCGCCGAACTCGGTGACCATCGCCGCAGACCAGGCATGGGAGGGCCGCAGCTCCTCTGGAATGACATAAGGACACTTGATGCCCTCAGCAGGATCAGCGATGATCTGTGTGGCGCGGACGTAGACCGTCATGCCCACGAGAACGACGCTCCAGTTTTTCGTCTCGTACAGGGATACGGAATGCTAGCCGATAGCCCACGAACAGATACCTCTGTTTATAGCACCAGATACCGCAGAGGCGACTTGGAATCCAGTATAGCCGGATGTGTTGATGTAGCAGTACGCGCACACGTTGAGCACGTAACCGTCAGCGTCCGTCACGCACCCCGGCACGTAGATGTTGTCAGCTGGACGCAGCTCCTCCGGGATAAGTATATCCGGCTGCCAAAATGTGGCAGTCTGCTGGATGACTCTCCAATTGAGTGTGCATGTGCGTCCAACGCGCTGTACGTAGATGTAAGACGCCTTGCCCGGACATCCGTATAGCACAATCTGGTCGCCGTGGGATACGGAATGCTAGGCCAGAGCGACCAAATAATTTATTCTTATATCACCGTTCCAAACAGCGCCGAAGGTGGCGTAAATGCTACCTGAATCTCTAAAGTAGATGCAGCCGTCAACATGCGCCGGAATACCCATACCGTCTCCATTCATCACAAACACGGCATCAGTATTTGGGTCGAAGTCCCTGCCGAACAGATTTTTGAACTCATCGCGAGAGAACAGAACACTAGAAGAGTCTCTACTATGCAGCACTTTAGTACCAATAAATAGCTGCGGTATGCGGGATACGGAATGCTAGCGGTATCCAAAAACGGCGTTGATGGCCTGAAGTCCACTCAAGTCGGCCTGAATATCCTTCCCGGAGATAATCAACCGGCCGCAATTGCCCGAGACGGACCGCGCGATGGACGAACCCGAAACCTCGATCATCTCCGAGGAGATGTAGTGAGCGTTGTTGACCTTTGAATACACATGGTCCGAGAGGATCACTTGACGGTCTCGGCTCGGGCGCACACGGGTGCTTCGCCCGCGACCGTAAAGGATGTCCACGAACTGGAAGCTGGAGACGGGCTCCGATAGCGAGATGCTCTCGGTCGACCCCCGGTCGCTCGCGAATAACGTAGTCGGTGATACGGAATACCCTACATCTCCATAGCCGCTGTATACGAATCGCTCGCCCTCGCCACGACCGTGCGGAATGATTGCAGGTAGTGCGACATAGCTGTATTGACGGTCGAGTGCCCCAGCGCCACGGCTATGTCCTCGATGGCCGAACCGTGCTCCAGCGAGATGGTCGCCCATGAGTGTCGCAGGCATGTCATCGGCACATGCGGCAGGCTGAATCGCTTACAGAACGCGCGGAACCGTCTAGCCACGGCGTTTGGGTCAAGCAGGCATAGGCGACCAGACCTGCGCGTCCCGCGTATCGCACGCAGGCGCTCAAGGGCGAATCGAGGGAGTTTCAGCTTGCGGTCCGACAGCTTTGTCTTGCATCCCGTCTCGATGACCTCGCCGCCCACCACGTGCAGGCCGCGATGAACGTGCACCCATCCGCTACGCCAATCGATGTCCTCGATTCTCACTGCGCACGCTTCGCATCGGCGCAGGCCGAGCGCGGCACCAAGCAGGACTGCGGCCTCGAAGGGTTGTCCCACGATGCCCCGCAGCGTCTCGCGCTCCTGCTCGGCCGTGAGCGTCGGTCGGCGCACGGCGGGCTTTTTCGGCAGCTCCACGCCTTGCGTCACGTCCCAGATACGCAGCTGGTGGCGGCGAATAACCCATCGGTAAATCTGCCTAAAGGTCTTGTATGCCTTCTCGGCGGCACCGGGTAGTGCGAATCCGTCCACCCAATCCTGCACCTCCTCAAAACTGATGCTCTCTATCTCGCGCTTGCCCCACATCGGCATCAGATGGCAGCGGATTGCACTCGCGTAACCCTCAATCGTGGTGGCGCGCAGGCGCTTCTTTTTGTCGTCCATGTACTCGGCGGCTGCATCGGAAAACAGCATTTTGGCATTCCAATCTCTCGAAAATCCCAGACGTTTCGCATGGTAGCCAGTCGCGTTACTCCTGGGATTTATTACGCATGGGGCGACCGTAATCGACATGGGAAGGAGGCAGGATGGAAGTGCTCAAGCTCTTTGCGCCTTATGGTCCAGGGTGGCTCGGCGGAGTGCTGCTGGCGCTGATCGCATTCTACTTTGGTAGGCAATTCCTCGAGGAGTACAAGCGGCAGAACGAGCGCAAGGCCGGAATCGACATGAAGCGCGAGGAGCGAAAGCAGGCCGAGGTGGACGAGCGCGCGCAGCGGGACCGCGAACGGTCCCAAATGGAGGGCCGCATCGCCGCGCAGATGGAGCGAAGCAACAGCCTCATGGAGGCCATGAAAACCCTCATGGAGTCGGTCGTGGCATCCAACGAGGTCCTGCACAACGACTTGGCCCACAGCCAAGCGCGCAGCCAGGGCATGGCCGCCAAGGTGGACCACATCTGCGACCGCGTTGATTTGCTCTACGACAAAGAGGCTGGGAGATAGGAGAAACAATGACGAACATTCAAGCTGGTCTGACGGTGTGCACGGTGCTTGTCGTGCCGTATATCGTGCAGGCCATCAAGACGAAGGCCATGACTGGCAACGTGGCGCGCTGGATTGCCATTTCGGTGTCTGCGCTGTGCGGCGTATTGACGGCTATGGCTGGCGGTATGCCGACCGATGCATCGGCATGGGTAACGTCCATTTTTGCAGCCGTTGGCGGCGTTCAGGTTGCATATGCGGCCTTCAGGAGCGTCGGCGTGACCGACAAGTGGCTTGACGCTCTTCTGGCGCTCGGCGACATCAAGGAGGACTAATGGCAGACTTCGCGAACGTCCAACCGGACGAGTACAAGCTTCTGGGTCGCAACTTCTCCTCAGGCCGCCCGTTCGGCATCAAGGGCGTGACCATCCACCACATGGCCGGCGACCTCAACGCCGGCCAGTGCAACGGCATCTGGGGCGCCAACGGCTGCTCGGCGCACTACTCGGTAGACCGCAACGGCTACATCGTGCAGCACGTCAACGATCTCGACCGCGCCTACGCCTGCGGCGACGGAATCGGCACCGGACGCGGTAACGACACGACCATCTCCATCGAGCACGCCAACAGCGGCAGCAACCCGTGGACGGTCCACGAGAAGGCAATCGAGAGCGGCGCACACCTTGTCGCGGCCCTGTGCCTGTACTACGGCCTCGGCCGCCCCGAGTGGTGCAAGAACGTGTTCCCGCACAGCTACTGGAGCGCCACGGCTTGCCCCGGCGAGCTGGCCGGCTCCCAGCGCGACCATTACATGCAGCGCGCCAAGGCGTGGTATGACGCGATGAAGGGCGGCAAGGCACCCGCACCATCCACCGCCAAGCCAGCTGCCGCCAAGCCCGCTCAGGCGGCATCTGGCGGCTTCTCAAAGGCATCTGGCAAGCGCGTACCAGTCCACTACTCCTTGCATCTCAAGGGCGGCGGCTGGCTGGACGAGGTGACGGACTTCGGCGCCGGTGACAACGGCTTCGCGGGCTACCCGTGCCGCCAGCACGACCTCCTTTGCGCCCGAGTCGATCGCGGCACGCTCAAGTATCAGGTGCATACCATCGAGGACGGATGGTTGCCCTACGTGACCAAGGGCAATCGTGCCGACACCGTGAACGGCTGCGCAGGCATCGTTGGCCATACCATCGACGGCGTGCGCATGTACTACGTGACCCCCGGCGGCGAGGAGTACAAGCAGGCGTGGTACCGCTCGCAGACCACCGCGCGCTCCGGGTGGCTCGGAACCGTCTGCGATGATGGCTCCACCTACGGCGGCGATGACTTCGCGGGCATGTACGGTGAGCCGCTCGACCGGCTCCAGGTCTGCATCACCGACGGTAACCCGTACTAGCATGATCGGGTTGGCATTCGTGCTCGGCTCGCTCTTCGGCGGCACCGTGGCGACAATCGGGCTCTGCATCGTGAGCATCAACCGGCATTAGCAGCAGCCCGCTCGGGTCATCCCGGGCGGGCATTTTATTTGATGGCATGGGGCTCGCCCGCGCCGCCCTGCATCCCACAAGGGACGAAACCGCGCAGGTCGGCTGGGAGTGGCTTTTCGGGACCGAAAATGTATAATGCCAGCTAGCGGTTCCATGGCAAGGTATTAGAAGAAACTTCGAGGACCTGGTCCGCGACCCGGTTCTCGACGAGCGCTATGGAGGGAGCGCCCGTGCATAACGCGGACGCGCGGGTATTGCCGCCCAGGCAGCCCGCGGGCCC